CAACTGTGGCATTCTTGTGCTCAGTCGCACTTACCAGTTTCAATTTCTATCCCGAGTATCTGTATGCCAGTCTTGTTACCAACGCACTTTGGCTAGCAACAGGTATCATTTGGCGTAAGTGGTCGTTGATCATAGTTGAAACAGTGGTGTGCATCATGTATATTATAGGCATAATCAAATACTGGTTGGTATGAAACATCTTTGGCGCCTTTGGGCAAAAGCATTAGGTGAAAAATCAGGCAGTTCGGACGAGGAATCGGATCGAATTGCTTGCATTCGTACCTTAATTGTGTTATCATATGTACTTACAAACACTTTTATAATCTTAGGCGTAATAAGGCACTGGTAATGACACAACAAAAACGAATTGGTTATGCATGCAAATGGTTAGATGATGCTTCAGAAGTACGAGGCATGAAAGTCAATGCCGCCAACAGAGAGCTGAATGGTCGATCAACAACCATGCGATGGCTTCGTGAACACCCGTTAGAAGCTGAACAACGTCAATATGACTTGATGAATCACAACACCAAGGCCGCTGTGAAACAGATTGAGCGTGTGGCCCAACTGCCCGCTGAACGTAGAATGATGCGTATTGGTTCAGAAATGCTGAGTGGATATACTGAAAAAGACTGGATTACCTGGTGGCAACATCCGGATCAACAAAGTCATTGCGAACGCATCTTTGCGCCAGTAGGTGAGGCCGCTCGCAAGCATGATGTACGCATCAGCTTTCATCCTGGACAGTTTTGTGTGCTGGCAAGTGAAAATCCCGGCATTGTGGAAAGATCAATTGAAGAATTTGAATATCATGCGGACATGGCTCGCTGGATGGGCTTTGGTAAGACTTTCCAAGACATGAAAATCAATGTGCATATTTCAGGCAAACGTGGTCCTGAAGGTATCAAAGAAACACTGAAGCGGCTGAGCCCAGAAGCTAGAAACTGCATCACTATTGAGAATGATGAAAACTCATGGGGTGTTGATAGCAGTATTGAACTGGTAGATCATTGTGCGCTGGTGTTGGACATTCATCATCACTGGATTCGTACTGGCGAATACATTCAGCCCACAGACGACAGAGTCAAACGCATACTTGATTCATGGCGAGGTGTGCGTCCTACCATGCATTATTCAGTGAGCCGTGAAGATGTGCTGGTGGATCATCCAGTTGATATCATGCCCGACCATGCGGCTTTGCTGGCCTCAGGCTACAAGAAACAAAAAATGCGAGCACACAGTGACTGGTATTGGAATCAGCCTGTGACTGATTGGGCTCTCAGCTTCTGGGAGCACTTTGATATCATGTGCGAAAGCAAGGGCAAGAACTTGAGCAGTGCCCAAGTTTACAACAGAGCCCTAGAACTTAAACTGGTTTAGTCTTTTTAGAAGCACGTGGCTTTTTAGCGGCCGGTGCTTTTTTAGCCGCTGGCTTTTTCTTAGCTGGTTTAGCGATAGATTCTATAACTGCTTGACTAGCTTGTTCAGCTACTAGGGGAATAGGTGTCGTTGCCGCTGGTTCTGGCACTTTGTAAGGTACCGACTCTACAACTGCCTGAGCTTCTTCTTTTGCTTTAATACCAAATAATTTTTTAATGTGATGTAACATGGTTATATCTCCTGTAGAATATTTATACGATAAATATCATTATGTACAACTTTATTAGATATGTTAGCTTAAATGAAGGTAAAAGCCCTAAAACTTTAGAGCAGGCAATTCTGCCTTATAAAAAGGATGAATTAGAGCCGGCCATATCCGAAGATACCATGCGCTATCACTATGGTAAATTGTACAAAGGCTATGTTGATCGTTTTAATAATGGCGAAGGCGATGCTGATTTTAACGAAGCAGGCGCATTTTTACATCATATTTTATTCACACAGTACCATGCTCCTGTAGCATCAAATCGTCCAACTAATATTGCTGAGAATTTTATCAACAAATATTTCAAAAGTTTTGATAATTTTAAAACTGAATTTGAAAAAGAAGCTATGAAAATTCAAGGATCGGGTTGGATCTATCTAGCTAGTAACGGCGAAATTAAAACTATTAAAAATCATCAAGTAAAGATGGATATAGTCCTACTAGTCGACTGGTGGGAACATGCTTGGGCACTAGACTACCAAGCAGACAAAAAGCGTTACCTAGCTAACCAGTGGTCCATTATTAACTGGAATATTGTCAGCTCCCGAATTGGCCTAACGTCTTAAGGCTACTGACGGGCATGTCCCAAACTTTGCGACTTTCTACGCCCTTTTCCTGGGCAAACTTCTTAGCATCACAATCACCACATACGTGATAATAGTTATTGTTCAAGCGATTAGGATCCATACGTCCTTTGTCTCTCTTGAAAATACCCTGACATGAATCACATCTAAACACAACTATAGTCTTTTTACGACTATATGTATGGTGTTTACCGCGCTTGCTAGTGCGTACATACTGTGTATGTTGATATTCTGTGGTCAAGTACATACAGTTATTTACATTAAGATTATAAAATGCCTTTGATAAATATCATATCGAGGGCTAAATGTGATCACAATTTCAGCATCAGCAAAAGAAAAAATTAAAGATATCCTTTACAACGAAGGAAATCCTAACTTAGCATTGCGAACTTTTGTACAAGGTGGGGGCTGTAGCGGATTTAGCTATGGTTTTACTCTAGACGAAATCGCTAATGAAGACGATTTTGAAATCCCCTTAGACGAATTTCGAGTGCTTGTAGACAGCATGAGTATGCAGTATATGACAGGTGCAGAGATAGATTATAAAGAAGAATTGATGGGCAGTAACTTTGTTATAAAGAACCCAAATGCAACAACCAAATGTGGCTGCGGCAGCAGTTTCGGAGTTTAAGTTAAAATGACACAACAAATAATTGATATTGGTATCCAAGGTAATGACGGCACAGGCGATAGTATTCGTACATCGTTTGAAAAAGTTAACTCAAACTTCACAGAAATATATGCTATTTTTGGTGCCGGTGGTAGTATTGGGTTTGGACAGCTTGCAGATGCTCCAGGTTCTACCGCATATCAAATTACCACTTCTAGTGGAAATGGTACTAATGTTACAATTAACTTTACTAACGGTGCACCACAGTTAGGGATACCTTTTAGCGTTGGACAAAATATTGTTATTAGCAAAGTTACTCCTGCTACTTACAACGGAACATATAAAGTATTACAATCTACTGCAACTAGCATTACATTTGCAAGTTCGGTTACATCTGTTATTACACAAACTGGTCTAATTTCTGGTACTCCTTATAGTGCTAATCAAGTTATCATGGGTAGCACAACAGGTGGAAGCCTAAGTGCTAGAAATCTAGTAGCTGGCGATGGTATTACTATCGACTCTGGCAACAATACTCAAGTTGTTATTACTGCTAATGCCGCAGGTCTTGTTAGCGATAATCAACCAACTATGGGTGCTCCAATCAATGCTAACTTGTTTACTATTGGTCGTTTAAGCGATCCAAGTAGCAACTTAGTAGATGCTTTCAATGCTGTTTATGCAAGGAGCGGAGTACAAACTACACTAGGACAACTAGCGGTCACCGTTAACTATGCTAATAATCATTACTTGCAAGTTGTTAATGGGCAAGTTACTGGGCCGTTGCGTGTACGTGAAATGCCAACTATTGCGCAGACTAACGAACCAGATTACGATCCAACACTGAGTGGTAATTATACTGCTCAAGAAGCTGTACAACGTAAACACGTAGTACTACGTGATGGCGATAAAATGACCGGTGCCTTAACACTCAGCGACCATCCAGGCAGTATGAGTGGGTTTGGCATTAGAAATGGCCAAGATGACTTACAAGCCGCTACTAAGTTTTATGTAGATAATAGTACATACTACAGTAATGTAAATTTATATGTAAGTATGGCGGGAGATGATACACAAAAGAATACTCCTCCAGGCCGAGAAGGTCGTAGTCAGCGTTACGCTTACAAAACACTAGGTGCGGCTGCCCTCCAGGCCGACAATTTAATCACGTTAGCATTTGGTGAGCCGGGCCCGTATCGTCAGACTATTGCTTATACTATTGGCCCTAATCAATATCAAAGTAGTATTTTAAGTGTCACATTCAATGGCGGTAACAGCGGAATACAAGGCTACTTGGATGCCGCAAGTTTGTTAGAAGCCAACAAATCGTTCATTCAAAGCGAAACACTTGCCTATCTAAATCAAAAATACGTAAACACATTTGTATTTGATAAAACACGTTATACTGGTATTGTACAAAATATTGTAACTGGCGTAGGTTATGACTTGCTAATGGGTACCAATTTTAATAGTATTACTCAAGCTAGCACATTATTTGATGCATACAACTCAGATGTTGTCGGAAACTTAACCACAATTGTTGCGGCTATTCAGAACGCTGAAAATCAAATTCTAAACTATGCTTACAGCACAACCAATTTACAAACATACTTGGGCACAGTAATAGATGCAGTTTGTTATGACTTATTGCTTGGCTCCAACTACAAAAGTATCCAAGTAGGCCTTGCGTTTGCATATGCAAATACAGGATTAGAAACAACTGCAACGGTAATTAATACTGCGGCAACTGCCACCAGCGGTGTTGCCACTGGAACACAAAGTTATATTGCAGGAACAGTGTTGATCGTAGGCGGCACAGTTGCTGGTAAATTTGCAGTTGGAATGACTGTGACTGGATTTGGTGTAATAGCCGGCACAAAAATTACTGGACTATTAACCGGTTTAGGAGTTGCTGGCACATATACAGTTAGTATCAGTCAAAACGCAGGATCTTTGGCCGCTCCAATAAGTGTCACTGGTACTAATAATACTATTACAGTAGCCAGTACAAAGAGTATGGTAGTGGGAACTGCCATTACATTTACCGGAACAAGTTTTGGTAATTTAATTGCAGGTAATACATATTATATTGCAAGTATTCTAGACAGCGCAACACTGACAATTAGCCAAACATTAAACGGCGCTACTTATGGATTAACTACTGATAGTGGATCGATGGAGGCCAATACCACTGCACCATCCGGCATTGCTAGCACACTAGTAAATCTTGCCGCAAGTATCAATGCCATTCCAGCAGTGGCGGCGGTACCTAGTGCAACTGCGACTATTACCGCTATCTTAAAAAATATTGCAAATATAATTGTTACAAATGCGTTGCCAACACCAACTTTTCCTCCGATTGGAGTAGCTACTGGATCAACCAGCGCAGTATCATTGCTATTGAATAATATTGCATTTATACAAACAGAAATTATTGCATACTTACAAGCAAACTATCCAACACTGACATTCAGTAAAACAACATGCCAACGTGATGTTCAGTATATTGTATGGGCATTGTGTTACGATGCGATGTATGGCGGCAATAGTGCTAGCATTTATACTGGATTAACATACTGGTTGAACAGCAAATTACAGATTGCCAGTTACGAACAAACTGCAACCGTAGCGGCTATTGGTTATATCAACACATTAGCACAAGCTATCATCACTAACAATCCACCAGCTACATTGTATCAAACTGGTGTAATTCAATATGCCAACGTTACATTGACCGGTGGCAGTGTTGCCAGTGGTTCTATAAGTTCCAATGTTGCAAGTATTCAAACTATTGTTAATAGTGTAAGTCAGCCAAGTGCAACATTTACCTATCCAGTATTGACCGGAGTGTCAAGTACACTAACTGGAATTGTTGGAGCTTTTACCAATCCGACTAGCGGAACTATTCAGTACAATAAAACTGGTTTGCAAACCAATGCCGTTAACTATGTTAATAATAACTTTCCAGTTCTAAACGATCCTACACAACAAGCAACAGTTACCGCATTGTTTAACACTATCCTAAATTTAGTAAATCAAGGTATTGGTTCTAGAACTACTCCTACATTTACTAATCCTTCAGGGTTGGCTGCTAGCAATGTTGCCGCGCAGGCTGCAATTCTAGCAAACATTGGATAAGTAACAGCAGAGTTTAATGCGTTTATGACCAATGCATATCCTACTTTAACTTATAGTCAAAGTCAATCAACTCGAGATGTAACTTTTGTATTAGAAGCATTGGCATATGATATCACATATGGTGGTAACTCTGCAACAGTACAAGCCGCTAATCGATATTATGCCAATGGTGTTGCACAATCAGTGTCTTCCAATAAAAATGCATGGTTGGCTGGACTAAATCATTTGAGTAATGTTGTACAAGATATAATATCTAACAGTGCATCTAGCCCTGCTCCTGGAAATTATATTGCAACAACTGGTGCAAGTGGAACTGGTACAACCGCAACACTGACGTTTGCTCTCCAAGGTTCAGCACCTTACACTATTGGACAAGTAATTACTGTTCAAGGTATGGCTCCAACTGGTTATAATGGTTATTGGACTGTTACCAACTGTACCGCAACCAGCGTCAGCTTTGCTTGCCCAGCAACGGGCAGTCAAACAATTTCTGGTAAGATTACCAACCAAGTTAGAAATATCAGTTGGAGTGCAGGTGCAGGCCAAGCAACCACTGTTACCACATTGGTAGGATTAGTAACTGGCGTTGTTAGCACAGGTGTACAAATTGCCGTATCCACTTATCCTGATACTACCAACTATAGTTCTGGTTTACAAACTA